GCGCTGAAATTGCTTACGCCTATATATTTAATCCTGCCATCTTCAATGAGATCAGCCATGGCATCCATTTCTTTTTCAACACTGGAAAATCCAAGGGGGTTGTGAATCTGATGCAGAGCAATTGGGTATCCGCCCAGGTTTGTAAGGCGTCTTTTAATGGTTCTTTTAATTGAAGATGCCCTCCGGCCGATGGGCCACCATTTTGTGGCAATAATGGTTTCATCTTCTTTCTGTCCAGCAGTAACAGTAATAGAAGGATCAGTAGAAGCAACAGTAATAGTAGGAGCAGGCTGCTCTTTAGTATCTACAAAAGTAGCTGTTGTAACAGGTTCATCTTCCATCAAAGTTACTGCACTTCCTACTCTCGTAGTTCCAGCAAGAACCATGTTAAGACGAATCTTCAACTCATCATATGACTTGAAGTTAGTTGAAGCAGTAAACTCTGTTAGAGCATATTGTTGTTTCCACACTTCCTCAATATCATCATCATTATCAAACACTGGTGTTGGAGTTTCAAACTCTGACTTGTCATAATTCCAATAACCATCTACCTTACGAATCTTCAACTTGAAGTTCGCACCCTTCCAGAAATCAAAAGGATTAACAGGACTTTCATCCTCAAATGCAGGCTGCATTGCCTCCATGATCTTATCAAAAATTTTCTTACCATAACGGAACAGAAAAACCTTATCCTCATTCTCAGGATGTCTAGAATCACTCACAACATAAATGTTGGAGAAGTATTGCAACTTACGCTTCTGTTTACGAGCAATTTCCTTATCAGATTCTACACCAGAATTCCAATAACTAGTGTTCAATTCTGATACAGGGTCTTTCTGACCGAGCGTGGTAAGAGAGTTCTCAATATACCACTGTCCAGTTGGACCTTGAAATGCATGATTCCAAACCTTTGCCCAAGGCATATCCTCACCTTCAACCGCTGGAAGAAAACGAATTACAGCATAACCATTACCAGTTTTATCCAGCTCTGGTTTCCACAACCGTTCATCTTTATAGGATTTCTTTTCTTGGGGTTCGTTTTCTTTTTGAACTGCACCGAGCAGTTTGTCTAAAGAATTAGACTTTTTAAGTGTACTTAACGACATATGTATCTCCTTATGTATCGTATGTTTTCGTATGTTAATATACTTAATATATACTGTTTTATAAGATAAGTCAAGTCTCTTTGACAAATCTTATTCTATATAGGTCTTTATCTTTCTCTACAAAATTGATTAGACCATTCCATGAGAGCCCGATCCTTTCTGATTCGACCTGACTCGCATCATGCCCGTGGTACAAATGTGAATTAAACACAAGCATTGTATCCTGTGTGCAAGGGAACGCCAGAGTACTTGCTGTATTTGGATTACCCTTTATATAGTGTTCTGTTAATGAGATAAATGGCTCAAATTCCATCTTCTGTTTCTTAAATTCTAATGGGGGATGTTCTTGCTCAGACTTCAGATATAGAGTACCACTGATAATAGAATTTGAATGATTGTGTATTTTCTGGTATCCACCTTTACCACTTATGTTTAACCAGCTATCAGTGAAAAAGAATTCCTCATACTCTATCTGCAAAACATTATCAAGAAAATCCTCAGCACATTCCTGTATCCATTCTTTTATTTCTTTAAATTCTGGATGCAGAAGAAGGTTATTGAATTTTTGTGTCCTAAGTTTAGTCTGCCCCTCAAATTGCTCAAATTCAAATGAAGACAAGTCTAAGGTTTCCATAAAAGATTTGGGCACTGTATATGGTTTTACCATACCAACTGGAAATAATGGAACACCACTCATACTACTAGAATGACTCATACTATTTGCAATCTCACACATAAATCATTTTTTGTTATATGGTTTACATTTTTTACATCAAATTCAACGGTGGAATCCACTAGAAAAAAATCTATACCATACGGAGAAAACTCTTTGAATACAGCTTTCATTTGTCCATACCAATTATCAGGACTAAACCCTTTGGTATCAGCTGGTAAATAATTAGCAGTACCTTTGTACATATTATTTAACGGTTTGTCGTATGAACTTAAATCATATCCCATAATATAAACCTCAGATGGCCGTGCTTGACATGCAAGATGTAAAGCTGTATTGCCTGTAGACCATCCTACAGGATAATCTATATTGACTACATCATCATTCTCTTCTACATAGGTAATCCAAACACCGACATCCTTTTCCATCTTTAGTTTCAGATCATCTATATCAAGGTCAGGATTCATCTGTATTGCAATTTCAATTTTTTCTTGCAATGTATTAGGGTCTTTACCCGATATAACGCACTGACCTGTTCTTTTTAAACTTTTGCGATGTCGGAAACTTCTGTGAATAAATGTCTCTGGTATATCAAACCCCATGAACATCATATCAGCAACTTCTGCTGGTACTAGACTCCAATTTGCAAAATGAACAATTTTTATATCACCATATTCTGGATTGTCTAAACAGTAACCAGAATCATATATTTCCTGTTGCATACCATAGTCTACCGCAACAAGATTATGAACAAATCCATCACGATAGATTGCATTACAACCCCACGTTATAACAGTATTGTCTAATATATGTTGATGACATGGTTTAAACCATGATCGTGATTCACCATTACCTATAACAAGAGCTTTATGCATCCCGAAGGGCTTCCCATGAGGCGGGAAATAGCTTTGCTGCATATTCGTCAATACCCCATCCAACATTTTGTGTCTCCTTTTGTGCATCAGGTTTGCATCGTAAATTACATACACGAGCAAACGCATACAGAGTGCCACTCCAATACCATTCTGTCATCATAGATTGCGGCAGAACCATTCTGGCTTGTTCTGGTGATACGCCGTATCTTAATAGTTGTTCATAAGTCCACTTGGCAGAACTGAGTGATGATTCATAGTGATCTACCAAAAAATTATGTGGGTTGATATCAATCACTTCATCAGAAGAACCCTGCTTTGAATTTTTAGGTCTGCCGCGCCATTCTTTTGGCTCGTAAAACTCAACTTCACTATCAACGTATCTTCTTGATACCTCATTCCATACTAGTCCTACTTGATGTTTAACTAACTGTCTAGCAACAAACACTGGAGCCTTGATATGGAACTGCATAGATGCATGTCCGAAAGGACTCCAATGATTGTGTCTTGCAAGGTAGTTGACTAACTTAACATCTTTATCTTTTAAAGACAGACCATCGTTCCGGGCCCACTGTGATTCATTAGCAAAACTAACCCTAGCGGCATTAACTACAGACAAATCACTGCCCATATGATCAATTAATGTTACACTTATATCCAATTGTAAACTCCCCATAAACTAACCAGAATATAAAATATTTCCATCAACATTCTTGGAGTATCTTTATCTAGTTTTGCAAAGTATGTCCATGCAACAGCTGCAATTGCTCCTAAAACCCAACCTATCCATTGTAAATTCACATTACCAGAAGTAAGAAACAAAGTACTGACTAAAACAAGAACAAATGCAACCCACCTTCCCTTTTCAAAAATAGGTTTACGGTTGGGAGCAAGTAAAGTAAGTGTCAGAATTTTTGGCATAATATATTCCTACAAAACGGTGCCGGAGGTAGGAATTGAACCCACGGCCTGAGGTTTACAAAACCCCTGCTCTACCTCTGAGCTACTCCGGCAGTTAAATTACCGTTCCCGATTGTATCTCCGTTGTGGACGATATCCCTTCGGCCAAGAAGGTTGCCGACTAGCAAGCTTCTTAGTCCGTTCAGACAGTTCAGAGTTTGATATCTGCAACTCTGCACAGTCAAACTCAAGTTCCTTCACTCGAGCAGTGAGTGTCGAAACTTCGTTTTCTAGAAATACTTCATTTCTAGTATTCATAACATAGACTCCTCTATAAGTTTCAATAATAGTATTCTATACCTTTCAACATCAATTGTCAAGAACCCTTTGTAATTATTCATAAGTTTTTTTAAATCTCCCCATATAAAATCTTCAGCCAGTTCTTTATTCCAATTATCAATATAGGAAACCAATTCATTTAATATGATAAGAGTTTCCAATGATACTCTTTTACCAAGATATTCCTGTAATAATTTTGGATGGGTGCTAGATTTGACTTCAAATAAAGGTTGAAATTCGTTAACCAACGGGCGCATTTCATCTGTAAAGATTGTATAAAAATTCTGTCTCTTGTATAACCATTCTTCATATACCTTATTAGAAAATCGTGCAACATAACCAATTGGCTCCCTGATAAAATTTGCTATCAGATAGTTTTGTATATCTTCATGTTCAGTGTATTTTTTGGATAATCGGACAAAGAAAAATCTGTCCTTTCGTTTATAGAAAGAATCTCTTTTGATACGAGTCTTACCCTCATACTTAAAATAGTTATAATTTGATTTGCTGAAGTGTGCCTTTAACGCACAATACATTAAATAAACGTCAATTGGTTCCATCCATTAAACTGGTAGTTGTGCTTGTTTTGGAAGAAAATTTAAATCTCTAGCGTTTGCTTCGATTTTTTGTTTTAACCCTTTTGAAATAAGATAACCAACGGCATCTGGTTCAATACCTTCTTTTTCACAATACCATAAAACTGCTTCCATGTGGGTTATCTTTTTTTCTTTTGCTATATTTTCTATAACTATGGTAAAATTTTTGGGGGTATTTAACATCATATATATCTCCTGCCCATTATATAAATTGTGGGATTAACCATGACCCCACACGCACTAATTAGGAAGTGACCCCCGTGTGTTCTCTAGGCCGAAGAGAATAAATGGTTATACTTTGAAAGCCTCCAAATCCACACACATACTTCATTTATATGTTTTGTCTTACCCAAAACGATAGTCTTACTTGTCGTTTTTTCGGACTAAAATCAAACTCGCCTTAGTGCGTTAGTTTGAAGTGGGGTTATTCTGTTACTAGGAAACCCCAAAACCCTGTTCACTTCTTACGCG